CTATGCTCGGCCCTATAGTAGCGATGTTTGCTGGTGGTGGGGATGACGACGAAGACCCAGATTTGTTTGAATGGCACAGCTGGTTTAGGAACTACATGCAAGAAACTTTTGGTGGGGCTGCTGGGGCCATACTGTCCAGAGGTTTGGGTACTGCGGTAACAGGTGGTGCTTTGTCTGAACGTGTAAGTTTGGACTTTAAAGATCTTTGGTATCGTGACGGCAGATACTCACCTGATGTACGCCAAAGCACATTAGAGACTGCAATTGCAAACTCTGGCCCTGTTGTAGGTTTAGGCATGAACTTTGTAGACGCATACAGCTTGGCAAAAGAAGGTCAGCTGGAGCGTGCGTTTGAAAAGCTGCTCCCTGCAATCGCCTCAAAGCCATTAGTTGGCGCTCGTATAGCCACCGAAGAGGGGCGAACTCGTAGGGGTATAGAGTTGGCAGGGGATTTTTCTGCGTGGGAAGTTGCAATGCAGTCATTGGGTCTACAGCCTGAGCGATTCGCCATAGCTCAAAAGAATGCCATCGACGCAAAACTGCACGAACAAAAAGTGCTTGCCGAAAAAAGCGCACTCCTGAACCGTTTATGGATGGAACGGGATACTGACCAAGAAGACGAAATAATGGAGAAGATCGAAAACTTTAACGATCGACATCCTATTGAAAAAATTACTGGAAAAACAATCCAAGAGTCTTTCAAGCAACGCGAGAAGAGCAAAGACATCGCCGAGGAAATGGGTGTGCTGCTGTCTAACCCCAAGATGATTGAGGAAGTAGAGCCAAAACTTAGGTACAAACCCTATAGCGTATTTGGCAAAAACGAATAAAAAACCCCCGCACTAGGCGGGGGGAAGGGGAGGTTTTTTGGAGAGAGGCAACCAACCTGTTGCCGATCATACTACTTAATCCGCCAAACCCGCAAGCCCTTAACCCCATTTTCAATCACGGGTTTTATGGCAATCTTAAATCCCAGACGTTTTGCTACAACACGTATATCCTTTTTTCCTTCTTCAATACGAAGACACGGTACGAAAAACGACCACCCAATCTGGAATTTGCGCCATGCTATGTTGTAGGGGACTCCATTAACTTGCATCTTCTGGTTCGTCGGTGTCGGCGGCTTGTACGGCGTTTATGTACACATCGGGGTCAATGAAGTCACCTTTGGAACAATCAAACACAAGAGCATCAACGGCAGGGACGCCACCAATCTTCGTGCCTTTTGCCATACGTTTCTTCACCGTGCCTATGTAGACGCCTTGAGCGGTCAGGGAATTAAGTATGTCCTTGAGGGTAATCTGATGCTCAGAACACCACTTGCGGAACTTCTTAGCCCCGATAAACAATTTTTGCGTATCTGGTTCCATGCGGATGATAAGCTCACCAAACGGCTCGGCGATCGGCAGCATCTCAACTCCCGTGCGTTTATCCACCTCATCGTTGATGACCAATGTATTGCGACGGTGCTCGTTCCAGAACTCACCAACAATGCTGGAGTGATTGCTTGCAGGGGGTTTAATTTCTTGGCGCATCTGCGAGAACTCGTTGAGCATCCACTTAAAAATACGCCCTACATCAATGTCGATCAAACCAAGACGTTTGGCAAACAAAGCACCGGCAATATTGCATGCCGCTACGCCCGACCAAAACCGCTCACGATTGGTAAAGCTGATCTTCTTGTCAATGATGACTTGAAGCTCTTTGATTTCACGAATGCGCTCTTCTAAATTCTCAACAAGATCACGAATGTATATACGCCCTGCATGCCCGTAGTTGGAGTAAAGCTTGGGAAATATTTCATCAGCTTCTTGCTTTGATAGCAGTTTGACTTCAGGCACTTCATACTCAACAACCCGCATCAACTCACCATCGGGGGTGGATTTCAATGTTCTTAACTTATCTACAACCGAAGCGTTAGAGCTACACAGCAGTATGGTCTGCCACTTGGCTTTATTGATACGTTCGGCATTTTCATTTGATTTCATACGCCCACGGCCTCGGCCTTGTGAAACAGCGTAGGCAAAGTCACTGAATTCGTCTGCTGGCATCTTGGTAATTTCATCGCACCCCAAGCCAAGGTTGTTCATAACTCCAAGCCGGTGTAACCGTACATTCATGGTGTCGCGCTGAATTAACATGATTTCTTCAGGATGCCCATAAACACTGTGCATGGCTTTGATTGCCGTAGTCTTGCCAGTGCCGGACTCGTTGTTAATCATGTTGATGATTGCACCTTTGAGGTGTAGATGCTTCATTAACGGTGCGCCGAATGCGGTAAAAAACCCAAACGCCATAGGCTCAAAGCCGGGGCGGTCGTATACATTGATGACAGACTTCCACTCTTCCAGTGACCCTATTGGTACAAACCAATTTGACAACTCCTCTGTATAACTAGAGGGCGGGCTGTAACTATCGTTAGTGACTCCAATCTCGGTGTCCCCGACCACAAATGCTTTGTTGTCGATCGTCCAGCCAAACTGTGACCTCATAATTTCTGCTCCTTCTCTGCATTGAAGTTCTTTTACTGATCTGACGATGTAGCCCATGATGGCGTCCATCTGTTTCTTCATGCCGATAACGCCAAACCATGCCAACTTTTCCCGTAGCTTGTCCGCAGTCAATAAATCAACTGCTGGCAACGCAAATTCTTTTATGCCATCTTTTGGGGTGTGCAGACGCATCCATATCACTTCGCCACGCTGTGGGTCTTTAAGGCGCTTGACAACATATAAGTCATGCTCGTACACCAGTACAGCATCATCTTCGTCTTTTGCTTTAACGTAAACCCCGCCGTTCTTGCCTCTGAAATATGGAAATGGGTATTCAGGAATCTTGTATACGACTGATTCTGCTTTTTCGGTTATGTATTCAATGGTGTTGTCTTCTTCGGTTGCCTCGGCGATCTCTACGCCCAATACGATTGGCGAAGTAATCTTGCCCTTGTGGATGCAGTCATCACAGCCTCCCGGTATCAACTCTTCAAACTTGGCGCATGTATAAGGCCCCTTGATCTTCTGTACTTTTTCTTCTGTTCCTTCGGGCGTGTAGTCAGGATGTTTCTCTGATACTGCATGTATAGCGGTTGCTGAGTCTACGCAAAACGCTGGGATGGATAGGGTTGCTCTCCACTTTGGCTCGTCTGCCGTTTCTTGTTCGCCAATAAGCTTAGCCAATTGCAAACAGCCAGTGCCTTTAGCATTCTTTGCCGCAATGACACTGAACTTGTGTTGCCTGTTACCCATCAACGCACGGGTTAGCTCGTTAGCTTGAGACGGCACATGCGCAGGTGCGTCGTCAGGGATTACTCCAAGGCATGCTTTGAACGCCCCAAAATCAATTGGCTTTGACAAGCAAATGACCGTTACATCTAAAGGTGGGTCACCCTTAAAGTTAAACGTCTCAGGCATACGTAGGATGGAAGCTGCATCTGATGTACGGCTTGGATCGGCCTCCAGCTTGTGCTCATGGCACAGTGCTTTTAATCGTTTGGCCACAGGAGTCCATTCCTGTCTGGTTATCTCAGCAGTCAAAGGCCAGTACACATGAAGTCCACGGCCAGAGTTAACCATCGTCGGCCTTGGTAGGCCAAGTGTTTTGCAGAAAGACTGGAGCGCGGCTACGCCGTCTGCTTGTGTTGCATAGGGTTTGTTCTCCCCGCAATCAATATCCAGCCAAAATGCCTTGATCGCCAGCACATTGTCAGTCGATCTTGTCTTGTTAGTCTCGTACTTTGCACAGCCAAAATACACGTCGTATTCTTTAGCCAGCAACTCGGCGACTTCTTTTTCAACTTCTTCAAGTTCCCGAACAAATATCTGTTTGGGCAACCCAGTCTTTTTCAGACCTACAACGCAGTACCACCCCTGTGGGGAAAGCACTGCTGATAACAATTCTGTCATTGCCGCCCCTGCATTGCGAAAAGATGGGCACCCCAGTTATGGGATGCCCTGCCAGATTACAAGTTAAATTTAGCCCGAGCGAGCGTGTCTTGAATCTTTGCGGCGTGAGCTTTGCGGGGGATCCATTCCCCAACAAACCATTTGTAGATGGTCATTCTGCTCACCTTAAAAAACTCAGCAACATCGTACACAGGGATTTCTTTGGAGATACAGAACCTCCCCAGCATTACACCGGGGCTGTCTGTACTTGCCTCCAAATTGGCTTTAACTATCCTTGATGCGTAACCACGGTTGTCCATTGTTATTCGTCATCAGTCCAGCTGTTGATTACATCCTTGAAGTCCTTCTTGGGGGCGGGTTCGGCATTCTTCTTAGATGCACGCTTTACAGGCTCAGGCACTACCTCAACCTCAACTGCTTCGGCTTTCACAACAGGCTTAGCTTTTGCCCCGTCAGTGGCGGCAGGGGTCTGCATCACAGCGGTGCGAGCAGCAGGGCTATCGCCTTTTTCTTTTGCTATTTCCCACTCTCGTTCAGACAAATATTTGACTGGCTTGAAGGTCAGCTTGGGTGTATCACTGTCGCTGTCGAGGCGGATCTCAGTGACCAAAGTGTTGATGCTTTTACCCTGAGCGCCGACATACTTGGCGTACTGTTGGAACGGCATCTTGTCAAGATCCCCACGCCCAAAGATGGACTTGGACGGTAACACCAGCTGAAACACATCACCGTCTATATCGTCGGCTAACAAAACCGCCAAACGCTGTTGGAAACGGCAAGCGCGGGAATCGCCTTGACCAGAACCCTTGATGTTTTGTGGGCAGCTTTCACAAGTCTTGGCTTGAGGCTCTTCTACTGAAGCATCAGGCGCATTGCCATCGTTAGACCAGCAGTCAGGTGCAGATGACTCACCAGCTACATACTTGCCAGCATAAAACTGACGGGCAATATTTCTGCCACCATTGACGATCACAACATTCATTGCGCGACCTTCATTTTTGGCGATCTCTTCACCGTTGACCATCATGCGGAACACACCGCCACGGATAGAGATACGTTTGAGGCCGGTATTGCCAGCCAGTGATTTGGTTAAGTCATCGAGACCGGCACGTTTGAGATATGCGGGGACTTCTTGTTGGAACAAAGCTACTTCGCTCATGGCTACTCCTGTGGTTGAAAAATTACTTACGACGAATTGTGATTTCGTATTCACTATCTACGTGCAGTCCGGGTGGATGCACTTCGGGGTTCTCATCCAAAAACTCTTTCATACTAGTTTGGTGGATGCGCTTTTCCAGTAACCCCATCGCCCCATGCTCTTGCATGAATTGGTAAAAACTACCCCAGTCGTTAGTCCAGTAACGGTTTTTGACTGTACGGTAGGCAGTACCTGCTGGCGAGGAAAAGCTAGTTGCTCCAGTTTCCTTGGAGATTTCTACAAGCTTGTGTTTGAGGGTCTGCATGTCCTCTTCTATTTGTGCAGTTTTTTCTTTAAAGTCTTGGTACATCATGTCACGTTTATCGCGTAACTTAATATACGTAGAGACTATTTGATCTATGGGTATATCCATACCTCTCTCCTTCAATGTTTTTATGACCTCGGGGCATTTATTATACCCTCTTTGTTGACTTTGTCAAGAATTAATTTCGTTCTTGTACAGTTCAATTATTTTTGTGTGGAAGTCCAGCTTGTTTTGAAGCATCTCATATAACTTGGCTTCGACGGGGCTACCTTCGATATGCACAACTGTTACAGGATTCTTCTGCCCTTGACGATGCACCCTTGCGTTAGCTTGTAGGTAAGTTTCGCTGGACGTAACTGGAGCGTACCATATCACCACGTTAGCCGCAGTCAGGGTTACCCCGTGTGCCGCTGCTTGCGGTTGGATCAACAATACTTTTGGCTCTGCATTTTCTTGAAATCGTTTGAAAATATCAGTACGTTTGCTCACACTTACACTGCCATTTATTACTTCCGCAGTGATGCCATTCTTGTCCATGAATTCTTTGACAAGGTTTATGGCGTGGGTGTAGGGTATGAAGATCAACACTTTGTTTGCTGACTCTTCAATCACTTCTTGAAGTACATTCAAGCGGGCCGAAACATCAAACTCAATAACGTTCTTTGTATCGGTGTACACAGCCCCGCATGCAATCTGTAATAATTTGTTTAGGTTAGCAGCTGCGTTAACCGCAGACACTTCTTCCCCAACTGCCTCAATCAAAAAGTCTTTCTTGAGTTGCTTGTAGTATTTCAACTGTTGGGCGCTCAAAGGTGCGAAGCGTGAGGTGTGCGTTACTTCTGGCAGATCAAGGCATTCTTTCTTGGTGAATCGTATTGCTGGCTGTAACAAATCATGCACAACTGTTTCTGCATTCGGTTTTGGTATCCACTTGAATCGGGTGAGTTGGTACATCACGGACTCTCTGTACATGGAGTACAAGGTGGGCGCTCTTGATGGTACGCAAGCTTTTGCCAATCCATACGCATCTAACGGGGACTGTGCCGCAGGTGTGCCAGTCATCATCCACAGCCAAGTGGTTGGCGACATGATGTACTTGAGTGTCTTGAACCGCTCTGTGCGAGAGTTCTTGTAGGCGTTTGCTTCGTCCACAATGATGAGGTCAAAGCCACCATTCTTTATCTCTTCTTTCACAATGCCAACGCCATCAAAGTTGATGATGACGAATTCGGCAATGCCGTTGATAATCTGTTTGCGCTTGGCTCTATCGCCGTAAGCCACGTTCACACTACGGTGTACAGCAAACTTAAAGAGGTCGGCTTGCCATGCCGGTTGCATGATGGACAGCGGGCAGATGACCAACACACGATTGATGACACCCTTCTCCAATAGGTAGTCTGCCGCCCATATCGCTGACGCTGTTTTGCCTGTACCTTGCTCGTTAAAGCAAAAGCCTCGCTGGTGCAAGGTCAAGAATGACGCGGTTTCTTTCTGATGGCTCATGGGCTTATACAGTCCGGGCCACCCGTAGTCACGTACGATGGGCGATGGTGCAGACTTGATACCAAGTTTGCGTAGAGCTTGCGCTTCCTTCAACCCCCAGTTAACTGCAACCTCGGTTACATCATCTGTCTGACTGATTGCTGTACTCTTTTCGATCGCTTCAATGATGCGGCTCGGGTTCTTGGTACGAACTACCAAGATTTTGTTGTCGATGATGTGCATTATTTTATGGAGTGATCGCTGTTACGTGCATAGGAACGATTTGCAGATGCGGGTTTAGCTTTGAGGTTAGACCGCACAGTTTTGCCGCCCTTGCTAAGCGGAACCTTGTGGTCAACGTCCTTACCGTCGCCTTTGTGAACAACACCTTCGCGCTCTAACATGGCGCGAGCTTTATTTCTTGCGGCTCGTTTCTTCTTGACGGCGGGCGTGCCGTCGTACTGTTCGTATTCTTTTTTATATGGGCGGGGTTTATTTACGTATGGCATGATTACCTCTGCATTTGGTTAGTGATAACTTGTTTTACACGAATGTCAAAAGCTGGGTTTCCAAGAGTTACGTCTTGAATTCTTTTTACAAGATCATGGTCGTACTTCATGAGAATTTCAATTAAAGTTTCCTTTATCAACTGCTTCACATCTTGTTGCAGTTTCAAGTACGCCGCCGCCGCATTATTGGGGTCGGCTAAGGCTTCTACATCTTCAAGCATGTCCGTCATTTCATTTCCTTCCATTGTGTTCACAGTCCAATACTGCACAAAATTTACGGCATGTGAAGTTGGGTTTGGGGTTCCACATGTCGGACTCATACGACTTCTCCAGTCGCTCTATCTCAGGCAACCACTTTTGCCAAGCTTCAGGCTGTTGTTCAGCATTGAATTCGGCACGAACTAAATCTTGGGCAACAAGAAACATCAACCCACATTTGATTGTTTTCACCTGCGGGAAATGTTTGAACACCAGCAATGCTAAAAGCTCTAATTGCTTGGTGTCAGCATACTGACTGCTCTTGCCCGTCTTGTAGTCAATGATGCGTGCCTTGTCACCATTGATGATGAGCAAGTCAGCAATTCCACGGAACCATGCGTCCTCGGCTTTGAACGCGCATGGCTTAAAGTCCTTGGTCAGCCCCATCTCGTACTCACAATACTTCTCCCCCGGCAAGTCCTTTAAGGGGTCAAGGTGTTCTTGTATGAAAGCGTATTGCGGTGGAATCGGCGTTCCGGCCCCAATGTAATCTTCAGCGGCTTTGTGTACCACCTTACCGTAGTCCAAATGAGCTTGGGGTGGCTCGACAATATCTTTTGCCACACGCATGTGGTAATACTTGCGGGGGCATTGCTGGAACAGCGAAATGCTGGAGTACGACCATGTGTAGTTCATCGACTAACCTTTGAATTTTGTTGTAGTGCCATAGCTGTCTCCGTATTTAACCTCGCAATCAAGTGGCAGGGTCTGCGCCCATTTTGGCCTCCATCGCATGCACTCTTGTACATACCGTGCGGCTTCTTCCTTCTCTTCTTCCCGAGCTATGCAAGCCACAGCGTCGTGGACAGTCAGCACAACTTGGTAGCGCTCCGCAATCTTAAGCATTTGCTCGCCAATTACACACCGCGCCAGTGCTTGGCAAATGTTCTCGACAACTTTACCGCCATAGATACGCACGATGCCACGACGGGTAGAGTAAATGTATTGCTTGCGCCCACGTTCGTCAATTGCATCTGGTCTTAAGTCCATATACTTCAGCGGCAAGCCACTGGGCATATCAAACCCTATCCCGGGGAGTACGTTAACTGCTTGAGGTTGCTTGCCAAATACAGAAGTCTTGAGCTTCTCATCTGCTAAGGCATCCAAGCATACATGCGCTTCTTCCCATAGAGCTGGTATATGAGAATACTCATCCCGATAGGTTCTCAATACTTTTTTGCACCAATCTTCTGAAAGGTTTACCCCAAACGCCCGCAACTGCGCACGGAATTTGACATGCCCCATGCCGTAGCCGCAACCCAAAATGGTTGTCTTGCCTACAAACCGCTCTTCTTCGGTCACATTTTCAATTATTTGGCGACGATAAATCTTTGCCGCCATGATGCGATACACATCCTGACCACTCTCAAAAGCATCCACCAAGTCCCTCTGCCCCGCCAGCCATGCCAACACTCGCGCTTCAATCTGCGATGAGTCTGAATCAATCAGCACATATCCTTGGGGTGGCATGATGGCGCATTTAAGTTTTGGCGGTGGCGCACCTTTCTTGCCTCTTGGCAGGTTCTGAAGATTGAGCTTGTCATCCCCGCCCCATCTGCCTGTGTGGGCAGCGTAGTACCGTAGCGGGACTGGGAGGCTACCGCGCTTGGCTATGTCAATGAACCTTTGAGTCCGTGTCTCTTCTAACGTGCTCTTTGATCCAAGCCGTGCCGCGACAAGAGCTTGTACCCGCAGGTCAAGGTGGTCTGCCAACGCTTTAAATGCGTCGTCGTTTTTGGCAAGAGCGTATGTCATCGTGCCTGTAGTTGGGCTGACCTTCATAGGCGGTTCAACACCCAAATCTATGAGCATGTCAGCAAACTTGGGGTTAGACATCAGCGAGTCTTTGTCGGCATTGGCGGCGGCAATTAACGCTTCCTTCTTGTCCACCACATCGATAAGGTGCTGTTCCAGTAGGGGCAGGTTCAGTTGTAAAGCTGGCTTGGTGTACATCCGCAAGGTCAAATCAATGAGGCGCAACTCCTTGTTCTTGAAGCTGGCGCGGAGAATCTCAAAGAGTTGATACGTAATCTCAACGTCGTTCTTGCAGTACTCGCCATACTGTTGTAGGTCAGCAGGGTTGAAGTCGCGACGGCGTTTGCCCATTGCCGCCACAACCTCATTGCCCTTTTTCCCTATGCCATACCGTTCAGCGGCCTTTGCCAAGCTGTTGCCAACCTCAGTGCCGTCAACTGCACGAAGCATAGCCAGTGTGTCCATCAGTGCAAATGGGTGGATATCAAAGCACCACGCCAATATTGCACCGTCAAACATCATGTTGTGGGCGACAACGAAGTACTTCTCCATTTCAAACTGGTCAAGCCAGTCTTTGGTCTCGTTCTTCGTGCCGCTGAACCATTGTGCTGGTTCATCCCCAACCTTGACGGATACACCAATCACTTCAAAGCGATCGTCACGGACGTACTCCTCTGTGGTCAGCTTACTCAGACTGAAGTCCTTGTCGTAGTAAGTCTCAAAGTCGATCGTTAGGAAGTTCATGCTTGCTCTGTGGCGGTCAAAAAGATGTAGAAAGCGTTAGCCCAGTACATAACGTCTATTTCAGGGTCGTGTTTGGTGTAAGCGATAGCCATTTGCAATGCTTGTATGCGAAGTTGTGATTGTTCGTTCATAATTTACTCTCCAAATTTAGCAAGTTCACGGTTGAGATACCACACAGCTTTTTCTAAGTCCTGCTGCTTGTTGCCTTTGTGGTCGGCTCGGCTGATGTACTTCACAGCGTTACCCATGTTGTAGTTCAACTTTTTGGCCTCAATGAAGTCGATGGTCTCGATTCCACCTACCTTGTAATGAGCAGGATGGTTCACTGGATCAGACGCAGGTTCTTCCATAGTGATTAGTCGAGAAGCCAACGCATCCTTGGCGCTATCGTCCAGTTGGTTAGTATCAACCCACGCATACGAATACTCTTTTGTAGGCTTTAGGTTGGGTAATCTAGCGTCCGGTTTATCTTCCCCCATATTCTTCCTAATCATGTACACAATCTGATATGTTGTGTCAAAGCGGGCCGCAACATCTTTCAATGCCATGTCGGGGTTTGCTTTAAGGTAACGACGAATCTTCTCTGCTCTGCTTAGTTTCTTTGCCATCTTTCTCTCCTTGGTTAAAAAAGTGCTTGCTCTGATTGCTCAACGATTTGTTTTTTGTGTAAGTTCTCTAACGATTGACCATTTGCTCTGCGGAAAGGCCACCATTTCCTCAGCTCCTCCTGACTCAATATTTTTGGTGTGGTATCTAAGGTTTTGTTTGACGATTTCTTTTGTTTTTTTGTCATAGCCCTCAAGCTCCAGATACTTTTGCATTTCTGCGCTTTGCTGTAGAAACTTGCGTATCCACTTTATCCCCCCTAACCTTTGATACTCTGTGAACTCGGTCGATGTCAACCGCATGTTGACCGCCCTGCCCGTTATTGTTTTTTCTTTTCGCATCTAACTTCTCCAATGCTCTAAGGTTCTTCTCCTGTAGCCGTGCTTCTTGCAAGTCCCAAGCAGCTTCGTCGGCTATGTCTTCTTCTGTAGTCGGTTGCAATGGGGTATGTTTACTGCATCTCCAACGCAGTCTCGCTCTTATGGTTCGCAATTCCATTTCAGATATGTAGTTTTTGGGTATGGTGCGGTTTTTAGGCACCCACTCTTCGCCGTTGTACTCAATGGTTGTACCACCCTTGATAATCCGGTCTAAGAATTCTTTGCCATCAAACCCAACCATAGCGGCATAGTTGGTGAATACCTGACTGTTAAAAAAGTAAATGCTTCGAACGGCGTTTACGTTGACGTTTATTTTGTTCAAGCGTTCTTCTGAAGTCGGCTTTTCCATGAGATCTTTTAAAGCTTGCGCAATAACTGATCCAATCAATCTAGCACAACGCTGTGATTGAACGTCAATATCGTTCCTTGTGGATACAAAATCAATAGTCATGATATTTTTATCTCCTTGCAATCATGTTGTTCTCCTGCTGACTTGGTTACAAATACTAAATGGCATTTTGTGCATCGCCACATCATGGTTTGCTGAACAATTGTTTCGCGATCCCCCCGATAGCCACGTAGTTTCCCAAAAAATGTTCTGATTTGTTCAAGCACGTTGTTGCTCCTTCCATTCTTTGCATATACGTTTGACTGTTTCACTTTGCTTCTTGTTGCTCTTCTTTGAACACACCTGACTCAGGCTACGCTCTTTTGCTTTGGCTTTTAATGTCATTGGCGTTGGTGGCGGTGGCGGGTCAGGGAACATGCCGTGCCACCCTGAAACGCTAAGTACTGCGCTTAGGATTAGTCGGTCAAGCACCGTTCTTCTCCTTGAGGATTCTGTTAGCCCACATTGCTATTACTTTGTCACCTGCACTCATACCTTTGCAGTCCTCATCCGTCAGCCCTACCCACGGGCGCTGTGGGTGCATGGACAATTTGATTTTGGCAACTCTTAATTTGCCTACCAAGTCGTATGCCTGCTCTTCCAGTCGATTGCATCGCTCACAATCCGCAGGCCGTTCTTGCTCTGGCTGTGCCAAGGCTTCTTTGGTGAACAAGGGAATGCGGTCTAGGTTTACAACAGTAGGGGTATGCCATTTGATTGGCTCTGCAAATTCCAGTGTGCGCTTCTCGACATTGATAAATGCGATTGGTCTCATGCTTGTTCTCCTTAACAAATCAGGGTAAATATTTTGACGGGCTTGTTCTCATCAATTCCTCTCCAAGTTTTTAAACTTTGCAACAAGGATTCTTTACTGTCAGATGTAATTCCAAAGGGCGTTTGGCTTTCTTTGTGAAAGTAAACCGCAACATACAGTTTGAGTGTATGTATTTCATAAGTGCTTACTGGTGTTGTTTGTTCTTCAATCATCATGCTTGTTCTCCTCTGGCTCTGATGGCAAGGGCGCAATCCATCATGGTTGATAGCTCTATTCGAGCAAATTCAGGTTGGTCTTCCCATTCCAACGTCATGTTTTCACACAGCTTTGCACAGGCTTCACGCTCTTTGGCGGCTACAAGTTTGGCAAATGCCCACAATGGTTCATAACCACTATCTCCATGTGCGTATTGCCAACCAGCTTGTTTAGCCAACTCAATCATTTCATCTTGTGTCATGCGTAGTCCCCTTCCTCTGTGTGTTGCGTCAGCCGTGCGGTCAGCCGTGCGATGCGTTGCTCGTTGTACAAGACAACTGACTGGGCATACTCGACACCTGACTCGGCTTCCAGCTTCTTCAAGTGCGCCTCGCGCAACTCTTTGGCTATGGTTTCGTGGATGGTCTTTGACCTTGTGACTTCACGAATGAACTTGCTCATTGAATCTCTGAAACTCATGTGTTTTTTGCCTTAATAGTTGAATCAGCCATCAATACAGCCCACTCCGTTGACTGTGAGTTGGCAACAATTTGCTTAACTTCATCTGCGGTCAATGCTTTCCAGTCTTTGCCTGTGTCTTTGGAAATGCGTGGTTCTGTCAACACAGACAAAATTTTGTGGTTCTGCCTGACAATCTGTTCGTTCACCGCAAAAATGCGTTGCAACAATTCCTTTGTTTCATCTTGTGTCATTCCTCGCTCTCCTCTAAATGATCTTCAATCAACTGGACTTCCACCAATCGCAGAACACCCAGCACAGTCACCATATACATGGACTCATCATATTTGTGGATGACTTCCAGCAGTTCTTTCAGCAAGCCATCAGCCAGCTTTCCTTGGTTGCTGAAGTTCATGCTTTCTCTCTTGCGGCAAGCATTGCGTCTGCCATTTTGTATGCGTCTTCAGCGGTACGGTATTGATAGTTGTTTACACCAATCACACCTGCGTAACGACTATCTCCCATGATTGCTTGCATAGCATTAGCCGCCATGTAATCACGCAATGTCATGCCTCGTTCATGGTCGAAAACACTTGGAAATGCTGGTGGGTTGTTCATTTGTCTTCTCCTA